GGGCATAGTCATCATGCGCTATCTAGGCACACAAATAGCCACCGGCGGTACAGTAACATCAATCGGCGGATATACCATACACACATTTACCACAGCAGGAACATTTACTATAGCTGCTAATATCTCAATTGGCAGTGCAGGCGGCAACGGTGGACCTTACGCCGGCGGAGGTGGTGGTGCAGCAGGTTACCTGGGCTTTGGCGGTAACGGCGCAGCGGGTTCGTCGCTAGCAGCTGGCAGCTACGGCATCGGCGGTGGTGGGGGAGGTGGTGGCTCTAGTGCAACATTTGGCGGAGGTGGTGGCGGAGTAGACATTTGGGGCCCAGGTGGATATTCTGGTGCAGGAGGCGCAGCAGGTCAACCCGGCACCGGTGGTGGTCCAGAAGTTACGCTTGGCCTAACTGGTAATGGAGCACAGCCCGGATTTGGCAGCAATGGCGGACTCTACGGTGGTGGAGGTGGTGGAGGCGTTACTAGTTCACTGGATACCTCACGTGGATGGGGAGCAAATGGTGCATTTGCGCTGGTATATTCAACTACATCTAGCACCTATACATATCCATACATCAGTCCACTTAATCTAGTCTACCTTGGCAATCTACAATCTACAAATACCACTGCAATTGGATCAAACGTAGACGTGATTGTGCTTGATAACACCATTGATCAACAAGTATACAATACATTAGGGTACGGACCAACAAACGCAAACTCAAATGTCATCTACGAGTATCCAACAAATAACAACACCGCTTTAGTCACTATAGCCCGAGCACCTGTGGATGGAAATAACATAGTAGGTTCAACAGACATCAACATAACTGTTAACTATCAAGCAGAATGGATGTTGCGTAACAGTGACCCAGCGTTTCCGGCTACTTACGATAAACCGTTTAATTATCAATATGCACAACCAATAACCACTACCAATGATCCAAGGAAGCTGACATTAAAGGCTACATATATCACTAAAACTGGTACCCAGGATGATTCAACTGAGCCCGATCAGTACTTATAACCAGTTAAATACATTATGTCGTTTAGTCAAATAACTTCTGTAGATCTAATAGTAAATCAAATTGTTACTATTGTTACCAAGTATGATCCATCGTCTATAGCTGGCATTAATACAGCAGGCGACATAGTGCCGCTTGAGACTGTTATAAAAACCAGTAGCAATGTAGGAGTAGGGCAAAGATATACTAGATCTGAATTAGCTAACGTAATACAAACCGCAGATTCAGTTAGCCGTTTTGGTAATACTACGTTTGCCTATAGCAATCAGGCCAACGCTATCAGTACGCCTCTGCTACCAGCATTAGAATTAACTAACAATAATGTTGGTGGCCAGGCTGTTATTGCAGGCGCAGGATTAGCCAGCGGTAGTGTGCTACTTAACGGTACTACTCAATCACTGACAGCAAATACAGCAGCTACATGGACTTACCTACATAATGGGTTGCAGGATTATACAATAGAATGTTGGTACTATAGCAGAGCAACAACATATCAAAATCTATTAGGCACCAGTGGAGTAACTACATCCATTGGATTTGAGTTGTCAATAAACAATCCCACAGTGGGCGCAGTGACAGTAGTTTATACCAGAGGTGTATCAACTAATAACACATGGACTTATGCTAATAGTGCTGTTGCCACCGGGGGCTGGTATCATGTAGCAACAACTTTTGCCAGCAGTACAAAAAGATCAAATATTTATGTAAATGGTAACCTGGCAGGTACTGCTGCTAACGTAGCATTTGCTTATAGCGCATCTGCACCAACAAACACATTGGGTATTGGGTTTACAACGGCCACCGGTCAATTTAACGGTCAAATAACTAATGTGCGTATAACTAAATCTATTGTATATACCGCAAACTTTACACCAACAATACCATTGACTAATATCAGCAATACACAATTATTATTGCAGTTTAATTCCAGTGGTGCGTTGTTAACTGATTCAAGTTCTAACAATAATACTATTACCAACGTTGGGGTGGCAACATACTCTACTATAGTACCACCACTTACATCCACTGTAGCCGCAGTAAACAATTATTACAATTACTCGCGATTGTATTTCAACGGTGGATTGAATATACCCTACGGAGATATTACATCAAATGTACTAGCATCTGGCAGCCCAGTCAATACCTATACAAATCCAACCGGTGCCATGCTGAATCCAAATGCTAGCATACTAACTACTGGCACAGCATCTAAATCTGGCGTATATGACATACCTGTTTCAGTTACAGTAATTAGTCCTATCAATTACATAACTCCGCAATCTACGCTTAATCAACGGGTAGCTTATGAGTTTAGCAATCCGACAGTATCGAGTTCTCGATATTTTGTTGCAAATGGTGCTAATGTAAATTCGGTAACAAATATTAATCCAAATATTATTATAGTTAATGCACAGCCTGAATTTATGTTAGTTAATTCGGATAAAAACTTTGTGGCCAGTAATGTTAATCCAACCAATTACCAAACGATTGAAGCGGTAACCCCTGCAAACGATCCTAGACTAGCATCAATTAAAACTGGATTCATTGTTAAAGGTCAAACGGGAACTAATCCGTATAATCCACAAAACGTTTATTAAAGGTTTATTTTTTGCAGCAATGAGTGTATACTTAAATACACTATGAAAATTGCTATTATTGATATCATCGGTCTACCATACGATGGAACTACTGTGTTTAAACAAGGTCTCGGTGGATCTGAAAGTGCTGTAACCTTTATGGCACGGGAACTAGCACAAATTGGATTTGATGTTACGGTATTTAATAATTGTAACATAGATCAATCACAAGCCGGTGTGTATGATTTAGTTACATACTGTCCGCTCACTGATCTAGCTTTAGAGCATTCATTTGATATTGTTATTAGTAGTCGAACTGTGATTCCGTTTGTGGATTCGATTGATTACCACAAATTGCAAGATAATAGAGCATTTGCATTACAACCATATAACTTATACCAGAGAATCCTAGCTCAAGCAAAGATGCGCATATTGTGGATGCACGATACTTTTTGTTTAGGTGATAACCTAATAGAAGAATTAGTAGTATCCAATCGCATCACAGATATATTTACACTCAGTGACTTTCACTTAACCTATGTAGCCAATTGTAATCATGGTCGTAGAAGAAACTTTGAAGTATTAAAGCGTAAACTGTTTATAACACGCAATGGTGCCAATTGTTATGTACCCGAAGTGGATATTGCTGCTAAAGATCGAAACCTATTTGTTTATAATGCCAGTGTAACTAAAGGTATGATACCATTAGTGAATGAAATTTGGCCTAGAGTTAAAGCGCAGATTCCAGAAGCTAGATTAAAAATAATCGGTGGTTATTATAGATTCAGTTCAGCATCAGAACCAGACGCACAAGAACAAGATTGGCGACGAATGGTTGCTGATCCTAAGTATACCAATTGGGGAATAGAATTTTTAGGAGTGATACCGCAACAACAAATCGGATCAATCCTGGCGCAATCAAACTTTATGATATACCCTTGCGCATTTCCAGAAACGTTTGGTATATCTATATTAGAAAGTTTATTGTACAATACCCCGGTTATCACCTGTAGATTTGGTGCAGCAGAAGAAGTAGCACTTGAAGGTGCCAGCTACTTAATTGATTATCCAATTGAACCTAATAGTTTATTTCCTGATGTCAACACAGCACAGCAAATTGATCAATTTGTGGCAATGACTGTAAGAGCCTACAATGATACATACCTGCATCAACAAAAACAATATTATTGTAACATTATAAAACCTTTAGCTGGTTGGGATACTGTAGCATTGCAATGGAAACAACTCTTTTTTCATCGAGCCGGCAAGTACTTGTCGAGGCAACAATATCAACAAGTAACAAAAATAAATCGACAAGTTCATAAAGTTTGGCAGCGTAGATATCATAACTCGATTGAATTAGAAAATTATAAAACTGGAGCAGAGCAAGAAATAATTATTGTAAGCACGTTTTATAATTGTCAAGATTATATAGCACGTTGTATTGAAAGTGTAGCTGCACAAGATTATGATAACTATCAACATATTTTAATTGATGATAAATCAACCGACAATACAGTTGAGGTTGTACTTGCTACTATAGATGCATTGCCCGAATACTTACGCAACCGTTTTGATATAGTATCAAATAACGAACGCTTAGGTGCAGTATATAATCAAGTTGCATCTATTAGAGAAATAGAGAATCCTAATGCTATAGTAATGATACTCGACGGCGACGATAGTCTAATCAATGATAATACTATATTCAATTATTACAATGCCATATACGACGGCTCAACTGAATTTACATATGGATCATGCTGGAGTATGGTTGATACTATACCGTTGATCAGCCAGCCATACCCAGAGTCTGTCAAACAAGCCAAATCATATAGACAACATCATTTCAATTGGATATTACCGTACACGCATTTACGAACGTTTAGGAAATATCTTATTGAGGACATTCCAGATAGTAATTTCCAAGATAGTACTGGTAAATGGTTCAAAGCCGGCGGCGATGGATCTACTTTTTATAGTCTAATAGAAGCAGCAGATCCTGCACAAGTAAAATGTTTACAACAAATAGTTTATAATTACAATGATGCCAATCCATTAAATGATTATAAAGTGAATAGCAAGGAACAAACTGCTACAGCAAATGCTATTATTAACAAAAAAAGTGAATCATATATGATACCAGATATAAAGAAATATTCTATTGTAGTGCCTACTATGTGGAGATTAAAAGAACAATTTGTTTCTTTTATTAATCAGCTATGTTCACATCCTGCTGTGGATGAGATTATTATTATTGATAATGACAATACACAAACACCTCGGTTGTTGCATGAAAAAATAAAAATAAAAGATTTTGGTAAAAACATTTATGTTAATCCTGCGTGGAATGTTGGTTTAGAAATTAGTCGTAACGAACGTATATGCATTGTCAATGATGATGTGCTGTTTGATATGAGTTTATTTGAAAAATTACAAGATTTAATTACTCCGGATGTAGGCGTATTTGGGTTATCTCCGGGGGTATCAGATTTTAATCAGCCTCTGTACGTCGATGGCACCATTGATATTATTCCTTGGACTAACCAACACACATACGGATTTGGATGTTTAATGTTTATGCACAAAGATTCATGGCAACCAATACCAGAGGGATTGCAAATATATTATGGTGACAATTATATATTTGATTTGCAATTGAGTCGTAATAAAACTAATTATCTAATAACAAATGTAATATTTCATACACCATTTGCTGTAACTACATCTGATACTAGTATCACAGGCGGATTTCTAGATAAAGAGACTATAGTGTATCAACAAGTTAACCCATTAACAAATAAAAATACCATGCCTATTCCAAATAAGAAAAGAATTTTAATAGCTATACCAACAGCCAAATACATAGAGCCAGAGACATTTAAAAGCATATATGATTTAATTGTTCCAGATGATTGCGAAGTAACATTCCAATACTTTTTTGGATATCGTGTAGATCAAGTACGCAATCTAATAGCAGATTGGGTAGTTACTGGATTTGATTATTTGTTTAGTGTTGATAGTGATATATCGTTTGAAAAAAACACACTACAAAAATTATTAGCACATGACAAAGATATAGTCTCTGGATTATATATACAACGTATTCCTGGTACACAAACAGTGGAAATTTACGAACACAATCAATTTGGTGGCGTTGTAAACATTCCGTATGATAGATTAAAAAATCAAGGTTTAGTAAGTATTGCCAGTTGTGGATTTGGCTGTGTATTAGTTAAGAAACAAGTATTTCAACACGTTGGATACCCGCAATTTGAATATCATCCAGCCATTAGTCACAGTAATACAATTTCTGAAGATGTTGATTTTTGTAAAAAAGCATTAGCTAAAGGATTCGGCATCTTTGCTGATACTTCTATTTTATGTAATCATATTGGTAGTTACAACTTTGAAATTAAATAATGACTACATTAGAAGAAAAACAAACTCATCTTCGAGAGTTAGGAAATCAAAGGCCTATCCCTAGGAATCATATTATGTATCTCATGCATCTGCAACGAGAATATAATTTTAATCCTACAGTTGTTTATGATGTTGGTGCATGTGTATTGCATTGGACAAACGAAGCTCGACTAATATGGCCTACTACAGATTTTGTAGCTTTTGAAGCAATGGATGCAAGTGAATTTCTATTCAAAGAACAAGGGTTAAAATATAATATTGGAGTATGCAGCGATGTTAGCGGAAAAGAAGTTGATTTTTATCAAAACGATTATCATCCTGGCGGCAACAGCTACTACAAAGAAAACCCAGAAATATTGGCTGCAATTAACTACACTGAAGTGTTCAATGAATCACATCGTCGCAGATTAACTACTGTTACATTAGATGATGTTAGACGTCAAAAGTCTTTTCCTATGCCACAGTTAATTAAGATGGATGTTCAGGGTGCAGAACTGGACGTACTCAAAGGTGCAGTTGAAACATTACAATCAGTTGAGCATGTTATATTAGAATTGCAAATTGTTGAATATAACAAAGGTGCACCTTTAAGGGATACTGTAATTGAATACATGAACAGCATTGGATTTGAATGCATGGGACTGTTTAGTAACAATGGCCCAGACGGTGACTACCACTTTGTTAAACGATAATGTATATTCGAGATCAGCTTGTTGACAATATAGGTCCATGGACTGTTGATGATATCAGTCCCGGTGAAGGGACCTGGGATAATATAGTACAAGGCTGGTATGAGATACGCGGCAATCTAAATAAAGTATCAAAATCTTTTGGTACAGTTGTGCAAGCCGGCGGGCATCAAGGATTGTACCCTAGATGTTTAAGTGAAATATTCAAAGAGGTTTATACATTTGAACCACACCCTATAAATTTTATTTGTCTATCTGCTAATTGTACTAAAGATAATATACATAAATTTGATTCTGCATTAGGAAAACAATCTGGCATAATTATACTAGAAGAAGTAGGTACTACAGGACAGCATAGGATATGGGATAAAACAATTAATAGGCCTGTTTATCCTCTGCCCGTACAGCAGCATATATCGGTTTCTGTCACAACAATAGATTCTTTACAATTAAAAGAATGTTCTTTAATATTATTAGATGTTGAAGGGTATGAGCTTGAAGTATTAACTGGGGCGGTTAATACAATCAATCAATACCATCCTGGAATAATTGTAGAGCGTAGTTTTTTTGATTCGACTACAGCAAGAGTTTATGAATGGTTACGTGCTCATGGTTATTTATTAGTACACCGTACAAAAATGGATAGTTATTATTTACCCAAATGACAATGGTGTTACAGGCATTAACAATTTAATTGTGCTATCTGAATTTTTTTATAAATCTCTTCAGAATTAAATGTTCTGTAAAGTCCTGGATGCATTGGTTTGGGCACTGCACCCAAAGGAACCCATGCATATCCTAAATGTTCGTTGTTGAGTTTAGGTACAAATTCAAAATCAACTGCAATAAAAAAAGTGTGATATACAAATCGTTCGTTGCTACTAGTGAACATTTCTATAGGTATAAACTTTGGATCGAGTATTTCTCCATCGAGTTCTTCCCTAATTTCTCTCATTAATGCTTTCGATGAATTCTCATCGAAATCAATTTTACCACCGGCAAGTCCCCACGTCAGTGGCCAGCTGCCCGATGCTCTGAGTAGGAATAAATATCGTTGGCTATTTTTAGCGTAAATTAGCGCACCAACTCCTTCGGTTACGGACGAGGGATGACTCTCCAGGCCCCTGACCCGTAGCGGCCTTCTACTGATTTTGTCCATTGTTGATCTTTCCATTTGTATTGAGTATTTGTTCTTAAATTAGTTATGTATTCCACTGCGGTATTTGCTAGGCATTCGAATACTACATTCCATTGACCATTGGAAAATTCAATTATATCATTTGATTTTGCAACTAAAAATGGTTTGTTAGGCTTATTCCATGCAATTGCGCCTTCGCTGTCGCCCGGAGATCCTATGTCGTTTAAGATTAAAAATCTGGTACCAGACTCTGGATTTAATATATCCGAGTCAACAACTACACTTCTTGGATCAATTATAGCATCAACTGGTGATAATGTATTAGCCGGTAGTGTATCGACGATTGGAGTAAAAAGTAGCAAACTTTCGTCTGTTGGATGATGTGAAACAGTACCAACAATAGTAGCATTATCTTGCTCAAGTATAACTCGACTTATGCCATTAGTTAATCCGCCGTAGTTTCTAAACAATAGCACCCAACTATATTCGTTTGCATACGAATTGCCGCCGGGTGTAAAGGTAGCCGGCAAATCTATTTTAAAGCTACTTTCTTGAACTGATTTTATTAGTCTCAGCGTATTTCCAAGATAGAGAATATTAATTCCAACAGGAGTATACACAGACTTAGCCATTAGATCCCCGGGGCTATATGCATTACCACCTTCGTCTCCAACTGACCCACTTGCAGCAAATGCAGAATTGCCTGCTCGAATACCGGCAATAGATGCAGGATTACCTGCTTGAATACCAGCAACAGAGTTTACATTAGGAGTGCCATAACCACCATTACCGGCACCGCCGCCAATTATGCCACCACCCGGCCGATTAAGTTCATGCGTAATATCAGTAGTATCCCATGTACTACTAATAAAGCGTTGAATAACCCCCATGTTTTTAACTTTAGCCGGAGGAGAAATCCAAACCGGTAATTCAAATGTCATTGTACCTATATCAATTGGATCTTCTGTACCAGTGGGAACAACTCTACTAGAAAAGTTAACATCTGTTAATGTGATATAACTCAAACTAGTCCAATCAATATAATTATCAGAGCTTTGTATATCTAAACTTGGATTAAACAGCACAGCAATTTGCTCAAATAGTTGTAATTTCTGATCTGTATTACTAGTCCAAATATCGCATTTTATAGTTAGCAAATACGGGACTGGCATTATTCTTTCCACAGTCAACGGATTACCTGCTGCAGAGGTTTGGTTTCCCTGTGGATCTACTGCACGTTCGGTTACTTGTACTTTACTTACATGGAATGGTTCCTGCATCCTTTTTTGGTCGTAACGGAATCCTGTTATATAAATTGACATAGCAGGAACAGTGGGTAACGCATTTTCACTATTGTTGCGTAATATGCTCGAGGCTTGTCTACTACTGTCTCCGTAGTAAATAGGAACCTGTAAAAGATGCACGTTCCCATCTCTATCTTTTCCGAGCGAGACTTGGAAATTGCTAAGTATTCTTACAAATTGTTGTAAGAATCGACGTATCTGTCCTGAGTAAAAATATGTATTGTTCATGTTATGGAGGTGTTGGCGGAGCGTCTGGCCTTATTCTGAGTACATCATTTAAATTTTGTCGTTGTGGATTAATGATACCATTAACATCAACCCAGGTATTATCATTATTAATAAAACTATGACGTAAAGTACTATTATCAACAGCGCCTTTAGTTAAATTACTGCGTACAGCGTCCTCAATTTTTAGCCAACGTTTACCATCGTATCTGAATAACCTATTAGGCAAATAATCAAGTCTTAAACAAAAGTCTCCTAGTACTGGTGATGCAGGAAAACTAATACCCTGTGTTACTGGATAGCCGTTGGGGGTTACTCCATCACCACTTAATGCTCCTTGAATTTTAGTAGGAGGAGTGGGTTGGTCGTCTGGTACGTAGTTATATAAGTTATTAACATAATATCCACTTTTTGGAACTTCATCTTCGGCTTGTTGTAGTATTGCTTCGTTAATTGATAATTTTTTATCGTATATACTTAATATATCTTTTATTGGAGTGGGATCTGTATCACTTACTGTAATAGTGTTTAGTATATCTTTATATTCTTGACTATCTACCATTGGATTAATTTTACAACGCCATAAATGTGGCCACCAAGTTGGACTAAATCCCTCGGATGCTTTTGTAGTATCGCCGACTACAAAAAATCGTTTTAATGCAATTGGCAACTCGGTGTTTAATGTATCATAATCAATCAGGTGCATCATTTCAAGTACATCGCCGTTCATTAATTTACGACCTAATATAGATATCATATCATTGATATGAAAGGTCATGAATAATGTACCGGTTTGTAAAAACAATCCAAATTGTGTTAAGTCGAAATCATTATCTGTTACTTGATAATGGCCGCGCATTTCGTAAACACTAGTATCATATTTTCGATCTCTATTTTCTAAGAATAGTAAATCTTGTATATTCATTTCGCTTTGATTTGTATATTGGGGTAATGTTCTATCATTGGTGGGTCCTTGATCAATTGTTCCTTGATATTTGTGTATTAAAACACCGGTGCCTCCAATGGTAAACATCTCTGAAATCCTGCGATCAAAGAATTTGTAATCCGAAGAGTGATTACCATCTTTCCATAAACTTAATCTTGGCACAATAAATCTCCGATGCTAATATAACTATTTATGGATTTATTTAAGTTTGATTTTTATAAATAAATTTGCTAAAATGGCCCATTTTTTGCTTGACAAGTGGGTCCGAACCTGCTATAATAGCAGCTTAACTAACAAAACGGAGTATATCTATGGCAATAGTAGCTGGCGTTAAAATTAAAACAAAAGTACATAAAACCCGTAATCCTTTGTTTGTAGATGAAAAAT